AATATGCTGGAAAGATTGTCAAAGTCATTGTTCGCAAGAAGACTAAACCAAAAGAGTTTGAGAAGTTCCTTGACAAACTTTACACTGTTGGTGTAGAGGAACTAAAGGTTATTGAGAACTTTGATTATAATAATGGTTGGTTGCATGGAGAAGATGCCATGGAGATCTCAGAAGAAGAAAACACTATGTCTATCTTGAATAGATATATTGAAGAAACCGAGTCTGATATTGACAAATCTAGGGTCAAGTCTCTATTCGGTTCCTTGTATTCAAAGGCATGTGAAGTAGAATAATGTTTCTTTTGACGGAACGAGATAAAAAAGACGAAGGTGCCTATGCCGTAAAAGATAGGAGGGGCAACAAAGTCTTGTTCATGTTTGAGGAAGAGGATGATGCCCTTAGGTATGCTCAGTTGCTAGAACTTGACCATGGCGTTGAGATGTCAACTATAGAGATTGACGAAGACATTGCAATAAAAGCGTGTGAGATGTATAATTATAAGTATTCCGTGATAACTCCTGACGACATCGTAATCCCGCCTTCAAAAGATGATAACATTTCAGAAGATTAGATGGAAGAACTTTCTGTCTACAGGTGACCAGTGGACAGAGATCTCTCTCAACAAGTCTTCGACAACTTTGGTCATCGGAACTAATGGTGCTGGTAAGTCTACAATGTTAGACGCACTTTGTTTTGCCTTGTTCAATAAACCATATCGTAAAATCAATAAACCTCAACTAGTAAACAGTTCTAACGAAAAGGGTTGTTTGGTTGAGGTTGAGTTTTCTGTTGGACCTCGTAACTATTTGATTCGTCGTGGTATCAAACCCAATGTGTTTGACATCATGGTAGATGGTGAGATGAAGAATAAAGAGGCAGATGATCGTGCCAATCAGAAGATTGTAGAAGAGCAGATTCTCAAACTAAACTATAAGTCTTTTACCCAGATCGTTATCTTGGGTAGTAGTAACTTTGTGCCGTTCATGCAATTGACTCAGGCACATCGTAGAGAGGTAATTGAAGACCTGTTGGATATTCGTATCTTCTCTGCTATGAACAATCTCCTTAAAGAAGAGATTCGTCAGTCTAGAGAAGTAATCAAGAATCTTACATTGAAGAAAAATAATATCAAAGATAAGATCTCCATGCAAGAGGGATTTATTGGAGACCTGGAGAATCGACATAAGGGTAAGATTGAAGAGAACGAACTTAAAATCGAACAGTTGATTTCTGATGCTTTAGCAGCAGATAAAGAGAATATTCGTAGTGTTGAAGAGATTGAAGATCTTGAAACTGCACTGAAAGGTTTTGATTCCGCAACAGATCGCCTGCGTGAACTTGGTAGCCTAAAAGGCAAAATCTCCCAGAGAGTATCAAGCATTACTAAGGAACATAAATTTTTCTCTCAAAATACGGTATGCCCCACCTGCACCCAGTCAATTGACGAGGAGTTTAGACTAAATAAAATCAGTGACGCTCAAGATAAAGCAAAGGAACTCCAAGAAGGTTTTCTTAAACTGGAGGAGTCGATAAGGTTAGAGGAAGATAGAGAGCGTCACCACAAAAACCTAACTAAGGAGATTACCGAACTAACGCATGGCATTTCTCAAAACAATGTTAGAATCGCTGGGTTTCAGCGACAGGTCAGAGATTTACAACATGAAGTTCAAACTCTTACCAGTCAGCTACAAGACAGAAATTCTGAACATGAGAAGTTAGATGGGTTTAAGAATGATCTCCAAGTAGTATTTGAAAAACTTGCTGAGAAGAACGAGGAAGTCAAGTACAACGATTTCGCATACTCACTGCTCAAAGACGGTGGAGTTAAGTCGAAGATAATCAAAAAGTATCTTCCTCTTATCAACCAGCAGGTTAATAGATATCTTCAGATGATGGACTTCTACATTAACTTCCATCTTGATGAAGAGTTTGGAGAAACCATTCAAAGCCCTGTTCACGATAAGTTCACCTATTCCTCGTTTTCTGAGGGGGAGAAAATGAGAATTGACCTGGCGCTTCTCTTTGCTTGGAGAGAGGTTGCCAGGTTCAAGAACTCTGCTAATACTAATCTCCTTATTCTAGACGAAGTATTTGACAGTTCTCTTGATACCGTTGGTACAGACGAGTTTACCAAGATCATCAGATTTGTCATCCAAGATTCAAATACCTTTGTGATTTCTCACAAAGCAGATATGCTTGACAAGTTTAATAATGTGATAGAATTTACCAAGAAGGGTGGATTCTCTTACATGAATGAAAAATCATCGGTGATTGGTTGATGTATATTGCAAAGGGAGTTCTTAGTAGAACCGATATGGATCAGGTGTATGGTCACCTGATGGGAGAATCAATCTGGAACATTGGTGGAGGATATGCTAACAATAGCGATCCTCTCATGTGTTACCCTAGAGCGATTGCTATGGACGATAAGGGTATGCATAGTCCTTTTATCGCTGGATATTTTGTAGCAACACTAGCTAAGATTAGAGAGAAGATTGAACAAGATTATGGATTTGTAATTCCATCACAATCTCTAGCAACAGTTGCATTCAATGCACAGAGAAAAGGAAACATCCCATTATTTCATACTGATGGAAACTCGAAGGGTCCTATGACCTGGAGTGCAGTTGGATTTCTTACACCACAGTGGGATGAGTCCTGGGGAGGAGAACTGCAAATTGAAGACAAAACCTTTGTTTATGAACCAGGTGATTTTGTAGTGTTTCGTTCTGATTTGTATCATGATGCACTGCCAATCAAAGTAGATACCCCTTTCTGGAGAGTGTCTGTTGCTTTGATGATGCAGTAGACAGTTTAAGAAGTTGCACAGTATGACCTCCGATGACCATCGGGGGTTTTATAATAGGTACATACAAGAGAGGTCACCATGCTGCACGAGGTCAAAGGTAAACTTGCTAAACTGCTCGCTACCGAGAACCTGATCATCGAGCACCGTGCTGTTGAGACTGCTCAGTTTGATGTGGTTCGTCGTGTTCTGACTCTGCCTATCTGGAAATTTAGATCTGTTGATGTCTATGATCTCCTGGTTGCTCATGAGGTTGGTCATGCTTTGTTCACTGATCCTAGAGACTGGTCGGTAGAAGACAAGTGGCAAGATGTGCCCCCAAACTTTGTGAACATCACTGAGGATGCTCGCATTGAGAAACTGATGAAGCGTAAGTATGCTGGTCTTTCCAAAACCTTCTATCGCGGGTACAGTGATCTGCATGAGGATGATTTCTTTGAACTTATTGATGAAGATCTGAGCACATTCTCTCTCCCTGACAGGATCAATCTGCACTTCAAACTTGGATCTCGTGTGGATATCAAGTTCTCTGCTGTTGAGCAAGGTATTGTTGACGCTGTTGATAAGGCAGAATCTTTTGACGACGCACTAGAGGCAGCTCGTCTCATGAGCGATCTGATTAGTCAAGAGTATGATGTACCTGAGGCACAGCAGGTTCCCTCCCCATCTCCAAGTGGTTCTCCTGAACAGGATAAGAAAGAATCTGTCCCACCTCAGGTAGGTGATGATGGTGAAAACAAAGGTAACGGTGACGAAGAATCTGAGCAGCAAAGTAATCCAGAGTCTTCTGATGAAGGTGAAGGTGGTGCTGAGGGGTCTCGTGATCAAACTGAAACCCGTACTGCAGAGTCCCTAGAGAACAAACTCAAGCAGATGGCACAAATGGGAGATGATGATATTGCTTATGTAACTCTTCCTAAGATTAGTTTGAAGCATGTTGTCATTCCTGCTGCTGAAATTCATGAGTATGCAGAAGGTGTTTGGAAAGATTACTGGGATCGTCTTGCTAGTGATGATGTTGTTCAATGGTACAAGGATCGTACTGCTCACATAGAAACCGATTATCTTAAGTTCAAGAAAGATGCAGCAAAAGAAGTCAACTATCTCGTCAAAGAGTTTGAGTGTAGAAAGTCTGCTGCTGCTTATTCTCGTGCTTCTGTGGCTCGCACTGGAGTGCTTGATTGCGGCAAACTCCATACCTACAAATTCAACGAAGACCTTTTTAAGAAAGTCACAGTCCTCCCAGAAGGAAAGAATCATGGACTAGTTTTTGTTCTTGATTGGTCTGGATCCATGGCAGATGTCCTGATGTCCACTCTCAAGCAACTGTACAATCTCATCTGGTTCTGCAGGAAGGTTGGTATTCCCTATGATGTGTATGCTTTCACTAGTGAGTGGAATTACAAAGCATGTCGTCTCAATCCAATTCATAAGGTAGAGGACACCATTCATGTTGCCGATGATTTCTCTATGCTGAACTTGCTGACAAGCAAAGTCAACAATGCTACAGCAGAACAGCAAATGAAAAACATCTGGAAACTTGCATCTTCATTCCGTGATCACCTGGGAGTTACTCCTCCTCTTCTCTATCTTTCTGGAACTCCTTTGAATGAAGCGATTATTTCTCTTCACGAAATTCTTCCTGACTTTAAGAAGAGGACTGGTGCTGAGAAAGTCAACTGCATTATCCTGACTGACGGTGAAGCACAAGTACCTTCTCGCACCATAAAGTTGCGTCGTCAATGGGAAGAGGAAGATAACATTCGCAATCGTAGGATCGGGGAAAATACTTTCCTTCGTAACACTAAAACTGGAGAGATCCGTCGTTTGAGTTCTTACTACCATACATTCACTCAGACTCTTTTGAATGATTTGAAATCAACTTTCCCTGGTATCAATGTCGTTGGTTTCCGTGTCATTGCAAATGGAACTGGATGTAATTCTATGTTGAATCTGTATCTAGATTCTTGGGATGAGAAAGAGAAAGCTCGTATTTCTTGGCGGAAAGAACGGTCTGTTACTCTCAAGGATGTTGGTTATGATTCATACTTCCTTCTCGCAGACTCTGCTCTTGATAATGACACTGAGTTTGAAGTGAAAGTAGATGCTACCAAGACTCAGATTCGTAATGCATTTAAGAAATCTCTTGGATCTAAGAAGATGAACAAGCGTGTGCTGAATGAATTTGTAGCACTGGTCGCTTAACGAACTGTCCACCAGGGGTCGTCCGATCCCTGGTCCTCCTTTATAATGTATACATACAACACACAGCGATTATGTTCACTCCCATCCCTATGACCACCGATGATCTGATTACTTTTCTGACCGCCAAGCATGGCGAGCAGGTCGGTGTTCCTGAGTTGCTGGGCGCTGCTGATCATTTCAACTGCTCTCTTGCTACTGTCAAGAAGCGTCTCAAAGATCACAAGTCTGGCATTGGTAAGTGGAACCTGACTGTCACAGAGCGTCTTGAGCAAACCCTTGCTGCTCCTGCTGCAATGCCTGCTGTTGAACAGAATTTGATTCCGACTAAGGATCCTAATTATGTTCCTTTCGGTAATTTTTCTGATGTGAAGAAGATTATCAAGTCTGGTATCTTCTATCCCTGCTTTATCACTGGTCTGTCTGGTAACGGTAAGACTGCTTCTGTTGAGCAAGCATGTGCTTCTCTAAATAAAGAACTCATTCGCGTCAATATCACCATTGAAACCGACGAAGACGATCTTATTGGTGGTTTCCGTCTTGTCAATGGCGACACTGTTTGGCATAATGGTCCAGTCATCGAAGCTCTGGAGCGGGGAGCTGTGCTGCTTCTAGATGAGATTGACCTGGCATCTAACAAGATCCTGTGTCTGCAATCCATCCTGGAGGGTAAGGGCGTCTTCTTGAAAAAGATTGGTAAGTATATCAAACCTGCCCCTGGTTTCAATGTCATTGCCACTGCCAACACTAAGGGTAAGGGATCTGATGACGGTCGTTTCATTGGCACCAATGTGCTGAACGAAGCATTCCTTGAGCGTTTCCCTGTGACCTTTGAGCAGGGTTATCCCAACGCTGCTACTGAGTTCAAGATCGTATACAGGACTGCTGTATCTCTGCAGGCAGACGATTCTGCCTTCTGTCAGCGTCTCGTAGACTGGGCAGACATCATCCGTAAGACTTTCTTTGATGGTGGTGTCGATGAAGTCATCTCTACCCGTCGTTTGATTCACATCATCAATGCCTATGCTATCTGGAATGATAAGCAGAAAGCAATCCAAGTATGTCTGAATCGTTTTGATGATGAGACTAAGAGTGCCTTCTTGGATCTCTATGACAAAGTTGATGCTGATGTAGATTTCAACTCTGATACTGAAGAAAATGATTCATAATTTTTTTGGTCCTCCGATATACCATGCTGTTATGTCGGAGGAGCATCTTTCGATGCTTCAAGATATTGCTGTTAAATCTGTAGATGCTCCTCCTTGCGGATACGATCTTGCTGGTAATATCGAAGTTCAGAATGATGCGATTGTAGATGACAAACCTGCGTTCAAAAACTTTGTTGAACATCACATTATAGAATTCTGCAAAGAGATTCAAAGGGGCGCAGGTCAGTTTACTTATCATCTCGGTAACGGTCCTTGGATCAATTACATGAGACAGCATGAGTTTAATCCACTACATGTTCATGATGGAACTCTGAGTGTGGTGGCATTTATCGATGTCCCAGAGGAGATTGATAAAGAAAGAGAGCAATGGGTTGACAAGACCAACACATTCTCTGCTGGTATGCTAGAGTTTGTCCATGCTAAATCATTTTTTAATCCTGGATATGCTAAAGTAACACCGAAAACAGGAGACCTATACATGTTTCCTGCTGACCTAGGTCACTGCGTTTATCCATTCCAAAGTGATGTGACTAGAATTTCTATGAGTTACAACATCTTTGACTTGCAATTTCACGATTGAGATGGTACAATGAATGCATGGGCTTTACTATACGATGAACTAAACATGAGTGATCTCGATTGGGTAAGCGCAAACGGGGGTTTTGAATATACTCCCGAAGTTACTGGCAATGTAGACATTCCTGATGGGTATGAAATGACTGCTGATGGATTTGTCTGGCCAGTAGATGTGCAAGAAGATCTTAAACCTAAAAATAAATCTGTGTACAAATACAATGAAGACAAGATCCTTCAAGAAGTGAAGGATTATGTTAGTGACACATATCGTGCTCACTACAACTCCGACAATGGAACTCAGACTCTTGATCTGATCGAATCTGTCGGTGACGCTGCTGCTTTCTGTCGCAGCAACATTCTTAAGTATGCCTCTCGTTACGACAAGAAGGGATCTGCTAGAATGGACATCAAGAAGATCATTCACTATGCTGTTCTTCTTTATCACTTTAACGGACTAGACAAGGAGCCTACTGAGCGTGGATATGAAACTTTCTGAAAAGACCATCGACCTGCTTGAGAACTTTTCTTCTATCAACCAGTCGATCCTGGTCAAGAAGGGAACCAAACTTCGCACCATCTCGGTGATGAAGAACATTCTCGCAGAAGCAGAGGTTGATGAGAACTTTGAAAAGGACTTTGGCATTTATGACTTGCCTCAGTTCTTGAATGGTGTCGGTCTTATGAATGACCCTGACATCGATTTGAAGCATGATTCCTACATGATCATCCGTGAAGGCAAGACCACCAAGGTCAAGTTTGCCTTTGCTGATCCTGAGGTTATCATCACTCCCCCTGAGAAACCCATTTCTCTCCCCAGCACAGATGTATGCTTCCAACTGGAGAGCGTACAACTTCAGAAACTGCTGAAGGCATCCTCTGTGTATCAACTGCCCGATCTTGCTGCCATCGGTAATGGCGAAGAGATCACCTTGGTCGTTCGTGACAAGAAGAATGATAACTCCAATGAGTTTGCTCTGACTGTCGGTAAGACTGACAAGACCTTTGAGTTCAATTTCAAGATTGAGAACATCAAACTGATCCCTGGTTCTTACGATGTGATCATCTCAAAGAAACTTCTCTCCAAGTTTACGAACTCCAACTACAACCTTGACTACTACATCGCCCTTGAACCTGATTCATCCTACGAAGGTTAATCTCTTTTCAGTATCTGTTGCTCAGTATGAGGTTGAGGAGTGGGCAGGGAAGAAGGATCTAATCTTGGATATGATTCCTTCTTCCAATGATGCTGAAAAGCATATCTCTTTTACTGATTACTTTGAAAATAATGATGCTGGATATAAAGGTTATATTTTTAATCTCGTAGAACCATATCTACAAAACTTCTACGATACTTGTCTTTATAAATTTAAAGGCATTACCGACATGTGGTGTCAGAGGTATAAGGCAAGAGATTACCATGTGCCCCATGATCATGGGGCAATCGGGTATTCTTGTGTCTTCTATGCTAAGATGTCTGAGGAACATCGTAGCACTCTGTT